TACTTCTTTTATTCTGCCTACTAAATCAGCAGGCGAACCTAATTTTGCTCCTAATATATCACCTAACATTCCTGTTTCTGTGCCTTCATGTTGTACACTGTAACTGGTTTTTAATCCTGGTGGTGTATATAAAATTAATGTGTCTGATACTCTAGTGTGTCTTTCACCTATTGTTCCTGCGTTTATACCCGAAGATGCTTTTACTACTCTTGCTTGAGCTGCTTGTTGACTTCTAGTATTTTTATAACCACCCATTTGATTTTCTTTTAATCCAGCAGGATTAGCAACAGGATCGGCACCTAAAGATTCTGCTACTTTATTTGATCCTTTTTTTACACTATTCCAAAGTTGACCCCATGCTGTATCTGTTTCTAATATATCAAATATAATATAATGGCCTGTGCCTAAATTCTGTACATTTTCTGGATACCAAGCTGTTCCATATTCATAAGGATTTGATTTCATGTGAGATACAGGACTTGTATCATTTATCTCTAATGGAGATTTGTTTAATATTTTAGCGGCAGCAGCGTTCTGTGCCATATTATTTTTTGATTTGTCAAATAAACTACCAGCAATACCAGCGGCAATACCTAATGCTCCACCACCTGTAAGATTCCCTAAATTCTTTTTGATTATATCTGCTACACCCATACTCGATAAATACCTATGTGATTAATAGTAATATTTATATGTGATATGAAAGCAAGTTATAAAGGAATATATAAACCCACCCACCCTAAGAAATACATTGGTGATCCAAATAAAATAGTATATCGTTCATTATTGGAAAGACGTATGATGGTTTATTTGGATAAAAATGATCAAATCGAATTTTGGGCAAGTGAAGAATTGCCTATTATGTATAGATCGCCTATTGATTATCGTATTCATAAATACTTTCCAGACTTTATCTTTAAGTTAAAAACAGGTAAAAAATATATGGTTGAGATTAAACCATATAAACAATGTTTTCCACCAAAAGCACCTAAGAAACAAAGCAGGTACTTTATACGTGAACAGTTAGAGTATCTTAAAAATCAGGCCAAATGGACAGCAGCCAAAACCTATTGCGAGGGCAATGATTTAGAGTTTAAAATCTTCACTGAAAAAGATATAGGCGTCTATAATTAGACATAAATATAGTAAATGGCAAGTATATTAGACACTCTAGCAAATAAACAAGGCGATACTCAAAAATCAGCTTCTTGGTATAAAAATGCTGTTGCTTCGATGGCAGATAAAGTAACTGCTAACAAATTGATGGCACAAGGCAAGTTGACAGGTCGACCTAATGTTGGATTATTAAATATGTTTTTTTATGATCCAAAATATAAAAAGACATTACCTTTTTATGATACTTTTCCTTTAGTGTTGCCTTTAGAGGCAATAGAGGGTGGATTCAGTGGGTTAAACTTTCACTATTTACCACCAATATTGAGATTTAGGTTATTGGAACAGATGCAAAGATGGGCAACAAATAACAAAATGGATTCTACAACAAAATTTGATGTTAGTTGGAAAAGAGTAAAAAATATACCTTTAGTTAAACCAACTATTAAAAAATATCTATATAAACATGTAAGATCAAGATTTTTAAAAATTGATGTAACACAAGCAGCTGTAGCAGTTTATTTACCAGTTCAACAATTTCAAAAACGTTCTGATACTGGTGTTTATTCAGCATCTAAAGGAATGATCTAATGGCAATATTAAGAGGCGGAGTTCGTATTGGTGGTTTTGATATTAGATTAGGTTTACCACGTGATAGGTCTTTAGATGATGTAGAAAACGATCCAAGGTTTAGGCAAAAAGCAGGTGGTAATCCTGAAACAACGATAGGCCGTTTTCAATCTTATATTAATGAGGCAGAAGGATTTGCTCGTAAGGCCAGATTTTATGTTGAGTTTAATTTACCAAGAGGAAATAATGGTGGGTATTTGGGTAATCTACAAGGCATTGACGATTTAAGCCAAGTAGGTGTTTCAGATGCAACTTTAGAATCAGCAACAACATTTCCAGATTCAGGTTCTTTAAAAGCTGTACACGGCACTAATGGTCGTAGAGTTAGAGCATTTTGTTCTGCTATTGCTATGCCTGATAGAGATATTCAAACAAAAGAAATTAGACACCACGGTCCAGCATACAAAATTGCTTTTGATCATAAGTCAGCAGACATTACAGCAACATTCTATTGTGATAAGTTTTTAAGAGAGAGATCATATTTTGAATTATGGCAATCGGCCATTTATAGTAATCAATCTAACAATTATAATTTTTATGATAACTACGTATCTGATATCAATATTTATCAATTAGGTCAGTTCGCTAGTCGTAATGAAAGAGATGATATAACTTATGCTGTTCAATTGTATGATGTGTTCCCTAAAATTATTGGACCAGTTGAATACAATTACGAAGCTAATGCTGTTCAAACATTTACAGTTACATTTACATTTAGATATTGGATTAACTACTTCTTAGATAAATCAGGTAATATTGATTTAGGATCACCAGCATTTAGAGATGTTACAGTTAAAAGTGGATATGGTATATTTGGAGGCCTTCTAAATAAATTACCACCAGAATTAAGACGTGCTGGTCAAGATGTATTAGAAGGATTAAAAAGACGTATTCCAATCGGGGGTATTACAGGTGGTAGAGTATTCCCTCCATTTGGCAATTTACCACCACTTAATTTATAATATAAAAGGAGTTAATTATGACGTTACCAAGAGTTGATGTGCCTACGTATGAGTTGACGTTACCATCAGAAGATAAAAAAATCAAATTCAGACCATTTCTTGTCAAAGAAGAAAAGATATTGTTTATAGCACTTGAAACGGGTGATAATAAACAAATGGTTGATGCTTTAAAAGAAGTTATCAATGCTTGTACTTTTGATGTGTTAAAAGTTGATCAATTACCAATATTTGATGTTGAATATATTTTTTTAAATATTCGTGCAAAATCTGTATCAGAGATAGCTAAATTCAAAACTATCTGCCCAGATGATGGTAAGACTTATGCTGAAGCTGAAGTTGATTTAACTAAGGTTGAAGTTCAAGTTGATGATGATCACACTAATAGAGTAATTGTAGATGATAAAAGAAATTTAGGTCTAGTATTAAAATACCCTACATTAAAAAATTATGATATAGGTAAAGGTATAGATACACTGGAAATTGAAAAGGTATTCAATATATTAGTTGATTGTATTGATCATATATTTGAAGGGGAAAAGATATACCCAGCAAAAGATAGTTCAAAACAAGAATTGAAAGAATTTATTGAAATGATGCCACAAGAATCATTTAGTAAAATCAAGAAGTTCTTTGAAACTATGCCAAGACTGAAACATGAAGTTGAAGTAAACAATCCTAAAACTAATGTAACAAGTAAGGTTACGTTAACAGGAATCGCAGATTTTTTCGAATTAGCCTCGCCCATAACACGCTAGAGGCATACTTCGAAACTAATTTTGCGTTGATGCAACATCATAAATATTCATTAACTGAGATTGAAAATATGTTGCCTTGGGAGCGTGATATATACGTATCATTATTGGTAAATTATATTAAAGAAGAAAACGAAAGAAACAGGGAGAAAAATAGGCAATGAGTACACAAAATAAAGAAACAAGTTTTAATACTAAGTGGCGTCCAGCAATGGGTTGGTTGTATCTAGGAGTATGTGCGTTTGATTTTGTTATATTTCCTATACTATGGAACTTAGCACAAGCAACATATTTAAAAACTGTTGTATTTACACAATGGAATCCATTAACATTACAAGGGGCTGGTTTCTTTCATATTTGTATGGGTGCTGTATTAGGCATATCTGCTTATGGTAGAACACAAGAGAAAATTGAAGATAAAAAATTACAATTTCAACAAGAAGAAACAAAATAATTAAATGGCAGATTTTATAGACGATTCAGATAAACTAGCATTAGGTAGTAATTTTGTTAAGAAAATTGACAAAATGCAGGCCAAAGAAGAAGCTATACAAAAAGATGTTGTTCAGGTAAAACAAACATTACCAAAATATAATGTTGAAGTTACTCAAGCAATTAAACAAGTCGCTGAATCTCAAAAACAAAATATAAGTTCACAACAAATAGTGGAATTAGGTAAATCTATATTACAAGCAGTTACAGGTAAGGTAACTAATTTAACACAAGCTACTGTTAAAGAGTTTTTACCTATTGAATCTGAGTTAAAAAAAGTTGCTGAATTATTACAATCTAATAAAGAAGAAGATAATGAACAGGCATTTAAAACTATAGATACATTACAAAATAAATTAGGTATAGATTTAAAGTCATTTAGTAAAGACTTAGGTGATGGTATTGATAAGTTATTTGAAATGGCAGAAAAGAAAAAAAATGAAAAAGAAGAACGTAAAAAGATACATGAAGAAAAAGTTTCTGAATTAACTAAAGAAAGAGATATATTAAGAGAACGTGGTATCAACACATATGTTGATGAAAAGAATATGAAATTGGAGATTAGAACATTTGAACAAGAAAAGTTAGAAAAAAAATCTATATTGAAACAAGAAAAAGAATTACAATTTAGAGAAAAAGAATTAGCAAAAGAATTAAAATTGGCAAAAAAAGGTAAAGACATAGATTTAGATAGACAAGAAAGAATTATAGCTGATCAAGAAAACTTAACCAAAGATCAAAAGATATTATCTGAGAGAAAAGAAAAAGCAGGTATGAAACCTGATGAAAAAGTACAAGGCCCACTATCACAAACAGTTGGCGCAGCAATTGATCAGTTTAAACTATTTGGACAAGAATTAGGTCAAATGGGTAAAGGTATTAAACAATCATTAGGTGGTCTTATAAGTGGATTTAAAGACCTTGGTAAAGGTGTATTAACACAAGCAAAAAATTTTGGTATGCTTGCCATGGCAACTATAGGAGTAATAATAGAGTTTTTCATATTAGCATTACCTGTTATTGCTGTTATAGCTGGAATTTTAGCATTGGTTGCTGCCGTATCTTGGGCAGCTGATAAGTTATCTAATTTGAATCCTAAAAATTGGTTTAAAAAGAAAGAAGGTGATACTTCTGTTGCTGGAGAAAATCAAAAAAATTTAGAAAATCAACTGGCCGAAAAAGGTTTAGAAAAAGATGAATCTGTAAATAAACAAATAGAAACAAAATCACAACCTAATATATTACCATCAACGCCTGGTACTACAGATAATGAACAGTTAATGATGCCTAAACAAAGTATATTACAACGTCAAACAGCGCCAATTACAGGTGGTGAATTAAACAGATTGAGTGTTGATAATATTGCTACTAAAGAAAAGACTGCTGGAAATATGGTTGTAGCACCAACAACTAATACACAAAATATAAGTAATAATAGTCAAACAGTAATGACTATGGAGCCTGGAAATTTTGATCGTTCTTTTATTAATTTAAATTCGCCTACTGTATCAGTTTAAAAAGGCCACCATTACTGATGGCCTTTAAAGTATTAGTAGAGAGAGATTCTACTCGTCATCTGCCAATTTACTAAAGTAAGACAACGTGTCGTCATCATCACTAGCAGCTGTAGTAGT